TTGATATCGGCATTGAGGGTAACGACGGTACCGGTGATAGTATACGTGAAAGTTTTCGTAAGGTAAACGACAACTTCCAAGAACTGTATGCTGTGTTTGGATTAGGCGGCAGTATTTCTTTTAAGAATATTGATGACACACCTGATAGTTATTTAGGTAATGCAGGTAGTATGGTAGCAGTAAACCAAACAGAAACTGGTATTGGTTTTTATAAATTTATCAGTGATGCATTAGACAACGCTAATACTAAAACTGCAAGTAGAATCAACAACAGTGTTATTGTTGAATTTGATGATGTTGATCCTGCTACACCAGATGGAAGTGGTACAGTAAAAATAACCATATTAGATCCGCATATCGAAAGAGATCCTGATCCTACTTTAACTGCACCAGTAGACTTTAGTGCTGTTGGCGCTTATAGCGATTTAATTAATGATAAATTAAGAAATACAAGCGGCGTAGGTGACGATATCAACACACTGGTAGGACAGTGGAATTCCACACACTCTCTTAAGGCTCCTATTGACGCATCTAATGTTATACCAACCATAGGATATAACGATGATACTTATGTAAATATTGCTGGCGATACAATGACTGGTCCATTAGAAGTACCAGCAGGTGCCACTGGTAACCAAGTTCCACGTACATCAGAAGTTATTACAAGAGCAGGTTCTGAAGAAAATAGAACAATGCTGGATACACTATATCTTGCAGATCATCCAAATCCAATTGAAGGTTTTGGTACGCCAAATGGTAAAGATGATTTGCAGGCAGTAACAAAACTTTATGTTGATACACAAGGATTTAGTAGTGCCACAAACATATACGTTGCTACAACAGGCGACGATAATCAGACAAGCACCCCTGCAGGTCAAGAAGGTAGAGCACCGCAATATGCTTATGCATCAGTTAATGCTGCAATGCGTAGAGCAGAAGAAATCATTGAATCAACTCCATTTGAACCAGGTCCATATGTTCAAACTATTACACAAAACTTACAAACAGAAAATTCAACTATAAGCCTTATTAGTGGATACACTGACTGGAGTAGTGGCGTAGCAGTTGCAGCAAGTCCAATCGTAATACAAAATGTTCTCACACTACAAGAAGAAGTAGAAGAATTTGTAGAAACAACTTTTCCTGATTTAGAATACGATGTTGCAATTTGTAAAAGAGATGTTAAATTAATCCTTGACAGTGTAAGACTTGATGTTACCGCTGGTGCAACAGTAAACTATCTATCACGTTGGGCAGGTTTGCGTTATAATGCAAATCCTAGTGCAGTAAAAGCAAAAACAACACAGTTGACAGCGACTACTCAAAGTATTGGACTGGTTAAAACAAGAGTTTTAGAAATTCTAGGTGCTGCCTTAACAATCTCAAGTGGCGATGCTGTTTATGATGCATACTCAGATCGATTTGATGATATTATTAGTATTATTAATGGAACATCAGTAGATCTTAATAGCACAGGTACAGGATATGTTTTCCAATTCTCAAACGGAACATATGACAGTGTTGACCAAGGTGAAGAAGGTAACAGTGATTTACGTGAAGGTAAATTAATTGTAGGTAAAAGCAGTGGTGCAAAAGGTATTATCACAGATTACCGCAGGACAGAAACAGGCACCACTGATGGTATTACAGTTGATCTTGTAGAGCCAATTGAATTTACTTCGGGCGAAGAACTTGAATATGGTAACCTAACACGTAACAACCAAGTTACTGTGCGTGTAGAAAGTGGTATTTACAATGAACACTTGCCTATCAGACTACCAGAAAACGTAAGTATCAAAGGTGACGAATTTAGACGAGTTGTTGTTAGACCAAAACCAGGTGTATCACAAAGTTCATATGCAAATACTTATTTTTACAGAGATGCAGTTATTGATGGACTACCAGCAGCACTTTCTCCTATTAGCACAATCTCGGCATCAGCAACAGATGTAAGTAGAGCAGTTGGAACATATAATATTTTAGATTCACAATATTCTACAGAAGGTGCAGGCATCGATGCAACGTTTACTGTTGTTGTAACAGCAGGTGGTGTGACCACTGTAACAGTTACAAATGCCGGTGATGGGTTTGTTGTAGGAGATGTTATTACAATTGCTGATACACAGCTTGGTAGCGGTGGCGCTGCTGATCTTACATTTACTATTACAGCAACTGGAGGCGGTACTACCTTTGTACACCCAATTAGCGGTAAAAACGGTAAGTATGGTTATCATTATCTTGCTGATCCTAGTTCACCAATAAATGTAGGCAGCGATGGTGCAACCAATCCTGGAAACTTCCCACAAGCGGCAAGACTTATCGAGTTTAACAAATTCTTTATTATAGAAGAAACTATTGAATTTATAAACACAACCTATCCTTCATTAGTTTATAATCAAGGAAAATGTGAAAGAGACACTGGGTTAATTATTGACGGTATCATCAGCGACTTGAAGTCAGGCGGTAGAGAAGCCACGCTTACAAATCAAGGTGCATACTACGAAGGTGCAGTTGCTGGTCAAGAAACAGAAACAGCAGCAGCAATTACAAACCTAAAAGTAATCATTGAACATGTTTTATTAAATGGTGATGTTTCTAGCACTTATATTCAACGAGGTAGTGTAGATGATATCACAGATGAAGACTATACAGCAGAAACAGATGCGCTAACTAATTCAAATGCTCTTTGTGATTGTGTTGCGTTTGCTTTTGATGCAGGTTACAATCCACCTCTAAACAACAGAGAAATGGATGTGTTCTTGTGTAATGACGCTACTATCGTTAGAAACATTACTGTTCAAAGACAGGGTGGCTTTATGATGGTGCTAGATCCAGAAGGACAGATTCTAACTAGATCTCCTTATTGTCAGACAGGTTCAAGTTTCTCACAATCGTTAGGCACACGTAGAAACTTTGCAGGCGGATTGTTTATTGATGGATATGCAGGTAATATGCCTGTTAGTGTTTCTGGTGTAAACAGCGCATTCAATATTGATGTTGTATCACCAGCAGGAGAAGGTTTGTTTGTAAGAAGACCTCCTACTCCGTTTCCATTCTTTTACAACGGTGCAAGATATCAGGTTAATACTATAACAAACTATAATAAAGCCACAGGTTCGGCAACATTTGTTTTAGACGAAACCAGTAACGTTGCTGATAAAGTAACAAGAGAAATAGATGATATTACTTCAAACGTAGCAGCAGAAATCACATTTACAACTATCCATCCGTTCAACGATGGTGACAGAATACAAATCAGTAACGTAAATGGTATGACACAAATTAACGGTCAAACTGTTTATGTAAAAACAACATTGAATCCTGATAGGATAGAATTATTTACTGATTTAGCATTGACAAGTCCTTATAGCACAGCAGCTTTTAGTACTTACACAGGCGGCGGTAACGCAGTAACAATCGCAACAGGACAAGGTTGGACAAGTGGCACAGGTGTTGATATCTTTGTGCAAAGTGGTGGTAACAGATCTATGCTTGCTAACGACTTTACCCAAGTTAACGACTTAGGTTATGGATGTGTTGCTATCAATAACGCACTATCAGAACTTGTAAGTATGTTCACCTACTACTGTCACACAGGTTATCTTGCATCAGATGGTTCACAGATACGTAGTATTGCAGGTAATAACAGCTATGGTTTTTATGGTTTGGTTGCAGAAGGTTCGGATCCAGATGAGATTGCAACAGATGTTGATCTTGCAGCAGACATGGTATTCCCTGCGAAAACATTTAGAGCAGACGGTTACTTGGACTTTGCAGCAGCAGTTCCAAGCGTAGGATCGATATCTGTAGGACAAACACTTACACAAGGCGAGATTAATGCAAACATATCTCTTATCGATTCTGACAGTACAACAACACGAATTACATTTGCATCAGCACATGGTTTGACCACAGGTGATCTTATCACAGTTACAGATGTTGTAGGTATGACCGAAATCAATGATTTGCAATTCTATGTAGAAGTTTTAAGCACAACAGAAATTGATATCTATACAGATTCAGCTTTGCTTACACCATACGACTCATCTACTAACACTGCATATAGTAGTGGTGGTGAAGCGACTCGTGCAGCGAATGCTACAGGTATTATTAGTTTTGTAGGCGAAGAAGATGGTTCAGGCAATCCAACACGAATCTATGTGCATACTACAACTGGCACATTTGATACCTCAGGTGTTTGTACAACGCCAACTTCAACAACAACAGGCACGCCTTCGGCTGTAGAAACGTTACAGCTAGATGCGCCAAAAGATTCATTGTTCATGTATGCATACGACCTAGGAGGTTTTCCTAATAACGTAAGTGAAGTTGAAGTTTATCACGATGTTAACCTTTATCAACCTTATGAGATTACAAATGCAACCGATGCACAATTTACGATTGGTGGCTACGAAATTGATACAGCAACAGCCGCAGGGCTGAGTGGAACTTATACAGCAAATGATGCTGTGCTACAAATTAGTAAAATACAAACAGGTCCTGCTTATCAAGTACGTATTGATGATCCAGGTACAGGTGCTGTAGTTTTACAAACCATTGTCATTCCAGGCACATTACTAGGCGGCGCATCTCCAGCCAACGATGCAACAGTGACAATTGATGACGCAGATGGAGGATTAATCACATCAGCAAGTGTTACTGGTACTCCGAGAGTTGATGATAGCACTCCTATTAAGAGTGGTATTGTTTGGAGATTTAATTTTGGTACTGGACTAGAAGGCACTGCATCAAATGGTTTACAACAAGATACAATACATGATACTAGATTAGTTGTAAGACACAAACAAAACTTCTTGCTTGACAACTTTCCTGCAGAAGACTTGCCAGTACGTCCAAGTACAGCTTTCCAGTTTGTTGACGACACAAGAAAATATACATATCGTACAATATCATTTAGCAACACAATAACAGATGGTGTTACTGTTGGTACAGATCAACGTATGGTAACATTTGATAGTAACTTTAGATATATTGATTTGACTCTTGACAGAGGCAATGATGCACTACTAGATACAGAAACTGCATTTTATGCTGCTGCAACAGTCAATCCAAACTACACAGACATCATGGCGTCTCCAACACCCGCAAGAAGTGGTACAGTTACCATGGGGGTTACTGCTGCAACAACAAGCACAGATGGCAGTAGATTCCTAGTTATTAGTCCTGTAGACAGTATAGACGAAGCTAGACTTAACAATAGCGACATGATTTTTGCATGGGGAGGTAAAATTCACCAAATTGACGGTTATGCAGTTTATGATTATCCAGCAGGAGGTGGTGGCACCAGAGAAGTTGGTGTTATTGCAATTTCTGATGTAGCATCTAGCGATATTAACTATCCTGCATTGAGCGGTAGTGCATATGGCGGTATTGGATTAAGTACGCAAATTGCAGACGGCCTTGTTCTAAAAGCAGGTTTGTCAGAAGGCGAAGGTGCAGAAATTACTGTTAACATTAGTACTACACGAGCTACAGGACATGATATGTTGGATATAGGTGTTGGTGGATTCAACACAGCAAACTATCCAGAACGCATTTACGGTGAACCTTTTGGCACAAGTGCTATTAGCACAAACGATGCTATCGACAGCGATGGCTTTAACAGTGCTGCACAAGTTCAAGAACGAAACAAAGGGCGTGTGTTTACTGTTATGACAGACCAAGATGGTTTCTTCCGTGTTGGTAGATTCTTTACAGTTGACCAAGGTACTGGTAGTGTTACATTCAACGCTGCACTTGTTCTTACAAACATTGACGGTATTGGATTCAAACGTGGTGTGCGTGTTAACGAGTTTAGCAACGACGGTACATTTACAGATGCAAAAGGCGATGCAGTACCAACGCAAACAGCAGTTGAAGCATATATCAATGCACGTTTAGGTAGAGATAGAAATGGTACTGCTCTTACAACAGGACTGATTCCAGCAGGTGGCGGTTATCTATTTAAACTAGGTGACACAATGGCTGGTACACTAAACATGGGTTTGAATACACTGACAGGACTTGCTAACCCAGATCCAGCTCAGCCAACTGATGCTGTTAACATTCAATACTTTGAAGATAACACAGACGAAATCAATGATATAGGTGATGTTACTATTACAGGAACAGGCACACCTATACGTGGTGATTTGTTGGTATTTACAGGCACTGATCAAGAAAGTCAAAACTGTACAATAACAGGTGATATTGAAGTAACTTACGATCCCCTAACACCAAACGAACTGGAGATTGGATTTACATCAGAAAGTATTACCAACGACGATATAGCACCAGATGCTGCAATTGAACAAAGCAAGTTAGATATGAATGCTGCAACTACCAGAGCTAATGCAAGTGGTATTACACAAGCAGATTTAGGCCTGGCAAGTTTTGATAGTGCAAACTTTACAGTAACAAACGGTTGGGTACAGATCAGCACAGGCGGTGTAGCTAATGCAGAACTTGCTAATGATGATATCACAATTGGCACAACAACAATTAACTTAGGTGGCACAAGTACTTCACTTGCAGGAATGACTGGAATTACTTTTGCAAGTGGCAATATTGATGATGTTGAACAAATTAATCACACAGGTAACATCACAGGCCCTGCAAACAGCGGTGCTGACAACGGTGTAAGCATAGGCGCAAGTGGTAATAGATACAACACAATATGGGCAACTACCTTTAACGGTACTGCCACAGAAGCACTATACGCTGACTTGGCAGAAAACTATCTAAGCGATGATGCATACGAACCAGGTACGGTTCTTGTATTTGGTGGTGATGCAGAAGTTACAACATGTAGAACCAAAGGACAAACAAGTGTGGCAGGTGTTGTTACAACAAATCCAGCTCACTTGATGAACAGTGCGTTAGAAGGCGATAATGTTGTAGGACTAGCACTACAAGGTAGAGTACCTTGTAAAGTTATAGGCATTGTGAAGAAAGGAGATATGTTAGTTACAAGTGGCGTAGCAGGCCATGCAATGGTTAACAACTCCCCGGGCATAGGACAAGTGCTTGGTAAAGCGGTTGGCACAAAAGACACCGAAGACAAAGGTGTTGTAGAGATTGTGGTAGGGAGAGTATAATGGCTATTCAAGTAATTAATGTAGGCAATGCAGCACAAGACGGTAAAGGAGATCCATTACGTGATGCAATGATCAAAATCAATGCTAACTTTGCAGAACTATATGCAGGTATTGTTGTACAAACTATTGTAGGCGAGAACGGAACAACGCTTGTTGATATCAGTGCAAACAGCGTAAATGCAAATGCATTAACTGGCACAGTTCCAGCAGGTGTTGCTACCTGGGATAACTTGGGTGGCAAGCCTACAAGTGTAGCAGCATCTGGTATATTAGATCTTTACAACATTGCACAAACAGATGCACAGATTGCCAGCGAAATAGATGACCTTAAAGTAGAATTAGGATCAGGTGGTGCAGGTGCTATTGATGCTAGTGTGCTTACAGGTAGTTTACCTGCTATAGATGGTAGTGCTCTTACTGGTATAACAGCAGGTGTTGCAT